ATAAACTGGATTTGTTGTAGAAATATTTTCAAACCTAATTGCATCTAATCCAATATAAAAATCTGAAGATAGTGCATTATTATTAATTATTGTTGTATATATTTTTACAATACTAACATTATTCCATGTGAAACCTGTACTTTTATATAGTTCTTGTAATTCTTTTGTTATTACATAATATCTATTATTTGCAAAATCATAATCATTTGCATTCATTATTACTTCAAATCTAGCCCACTGACCAGAACCAGATTCGTCTGTTTCAGAAAATTCTAACAATATACGTACTTCATCTGGAATAATTGATGGATCGGGATCTTTATTTATTATGCTAAACGCTAATTTAATTTGATCAGTTGGTATGTTTTTATTAAAGTCTAAAGATGTTCCTAATAAATGTATATGATCTGATCCAGAATTTATTTGTAGGTGATTATCCGATACCGTTAAATTTGCTGAATCACCCCTCATCATAACTATATTATTAAAAAATCTTGCTCGTTCATATCTAGATGCTCTATTGGAATCAGTAAATACAACATTGTCTGAGTTTGTTTGAAATGCTTTAAGAGTTTGATCTATAGTATTGTTTGCTCCTAAAGGTTCATAAATCACATCTAATTTAGTAGAAGATGTTTGATTATGATATTCCCAGTTTTCATTTACAGTAAAAGCAAACAAAGATCTAGAATCATACGCTCCAGCAGATGGGTTGGCTCCAGCAGAATATATTCCAACTTCTGATATTTCATATCTTTCGTCAGTAGGCAATTCTGCAGTCAACACAATTTTTTCTACTCCGCCGTCATTAACATATCCTCTTGAAACAATAGGAACTCTAAACATTTCAAAATCTAAACTTTCTTTATTTGAATAATCTGCAAATGGCTGAGTAGTATTTAGTGGTTTTGCTCCGCATCCTACTGCAATATAAGACGCATAGGCAGGGGCCTGCCCTATAAGATATTTGGCTAAAATGCCTTTTCCAATGTTAGTAATCATATTTACACCTCATATATTGTATCATCTAATACTATCCCGTCAGATATGATAGAGACCTCTACTTGTTCATCTTTGGCTAAATTAATAACATTAATTATTAAATCACCAGTTTCTTCATCAATATATACTATAGAGCAGTTTGGACCAGTGCCACATTCTGGTATTTTACTAGAAAAATTTATTGGAAATTGTTTGAAATAGTTTGAATCTATATCTTGTAAGCCTAAAATATTTTGTGGATTGTATTGAAAATATACACTACTTAAATTTTTAATTGGCTGATATAAAATGTTCTGTCCGTTAACCAAATCTGATCTTACTATATTAATTAATTCTTGGCCTCCTATATTTTCAAATATAAGATCTGTCATTATATCTACTGGAAGGGTATCATCTTTAAATAAGATTAGGTCAGTTGTTGCAGGCTTTACACTTTCATCTACTGTGCCATTTGGGTATAATACAGTTGGGTCATCTGGTATTGCATTTAATCCACTTATATAGTCTGCAAACTCTTGAAGTTGTGCAGCACTAGTTACCCTTTTTGCACTGCCATTTTTCCAAGACATTTTTTCTTCGTGCGTAGGAGCAATTGGATAATCATCATAAACTATTTTTCCGTCGCCAGTAAAATATACCATCCTACACCTCACTTAAATATAGTGTCATATTGGGACCACCTATATCCTTTTGATAGTCTATATTATAAACTACGAACTTTGACTCTGGAGAAACAATAACATCTAGATTATTTTTATTTTTATATTCTATATTAACTATATCTCCTAATTGTATAATTGGCAAATTAAATACTTTAAGCCCTACACTTTTTCTTGGTTTCATAATTTTTTGTATGATCCAAGACATTAGGTCTTTTGCGTCGTCTTCAGATTGGATATATGGTGGCTCTATAGAAAATTCTTTTTTACCATATGTTAATCTACTTGTTTTTATTTTATCAAAATCTTGTTGTGTTTTAATTGGTGAAATAATTAAACCATCTTTACCAATTTCTGGATCAGAAAAGTTACTATTTTTAGCAAAATAATTATCTACCGTTAACTCATTTTCTGATTGTTGTGTAAATGTTATTCCCTGTATTCTCAAATAGTTTCCGCTAGTTTCATCTAAATTAATTGCAGTATCTGTAGAATTAAATATTAAGAATTCTGCTCCGTATGAACCAGCCCTAAAACCAGATACAGTATATCCTTTAATTCTATTAAATGTAGGAGATAGTTGTGCGTATAATGCTGGAAATGCTTTATCATATCTAATTTTTAAATACGCTGCTTCTCTCATTATGCTTCCAAACTCTTCAAAATAAATATTAAACTTAGGCGGTTGGCTTGGACTGATTCCAGAAAGATACGTTGATTGAATAATTCCAGACATTGCATATTTTCTAAATGATTCATTTGCATTAATTTCGTTATCTCCAAACGCTGCTGACACTGGAGTATCTAATGAAAAAACAGTGTTTTGACTATAGTTATTAGTTAATGCATATATATTTTCAAACATACATTTTGACCCGCCACGTACAAATAAAGCCATATTATTATAAATTGGAGTGGGTGCTTCGTCATCTATAATTCCTACTATTTGATTATTAATATATAAGTAAAATTTTCTAATAGATCCAACATCTTGATATTCTACTGCTAAATCATATACTGTTGGATTGTCTTCGCCCATTAATCTTGACTGTCCAGTAAAATTACCATCGTCTACAATTATATTTGTAAAGCCTCCCCAAAGTTTTATTGGTATTGCATTACCTTCTGGATCAGACAAAACTTTATAGAAAATTACATTATGAAGATTTTCTGCTGCAGTTGAGTATTCACTAACATTCTTTTCTGTTAAAGATATAATTTCAAAATAATATCCGACATTAGTATTTGGGTTTAGTAAAACAGCAATACCCCCAGAACCACCAGATATATTAAGGCTTTGATTAGGCTGTGATCCAGGAAGCACATAATATGGTGTGGAATTTAGTGGTGTCTGTCCACGTGTCTCACTTGATTCAATTTTGCCAACAATTCTCATTCTTGTTCCAAAATGCTTATATCTATTATCTAATGCTTTGTATTGATATGATAAAAAGTCAATCGGTTGTTCTGTATTTGGAAATGACGGGCCAGACATTACTAATGCTGAAGACTGAACGGATCCAGTTTGTGTAGACTTTATGGTATTATTTTGTGTTTCTTTTGTAAAGGATGTAGATAAAAAGTTTTTAATAACTCCAGTTCTTTTGTTTTCTTTAGATCTAATATTATTTACTCCAGCAGGACCCTCTCCTAATACTATCTGTTCTCCTAAACTATTTACTAATTCATCTTTTCCTTTTGCTATATACTCTAAGCCAAAAAGATATTTGCTATCCATGTCCATTCCACGTACATACAGATCATTACTCCAGTATGCATCTAGTCCAGCCTTGTGAGAAAGTATTGGAGTTCCAAACTGACCTCTTCCATGTCTGGAAACATTGCCATTTTTCATAACAGTTATTCCGTTTATATCTTCATATTTTGGCTCAGAATAAATACGAACTAATCCAGTAGGATATATTTTTCCATTAAATGTTAGTTTACCCATATAGTTTTGATATTCTTGATTACTGCTAATCCAAACATTTCCAACAGCACCTACTGTTGTTGTTGTAAAATTAATTTTTCCATTACTATCTTGTGTTGTGATTATTTTTTCTGCTCCAGGAATACTGTATTGAACTGCATCAAATCTTATAATTTCTCCATTTGCATAAAAATATCCTGCATGTCTACCTAACCAATAAACTGCCTCTCCAAGATCTATTGTATTGTTTGTTATTTGATTTCCAACTACAAATGGAACATTTTCAGATAAATCAGAGTTTAATGGAATAGCAGATAGGCTATAGGCAGATTGACTTTGAGCCTCTCCATTGATTGATCTTAATGGCGTATCTCCAGTTACCTCCCATAAGAGAACTGGTTTGTATATCCAGTTTTTTGCTGCAGCCTCATTGTCTATCATACTTGCCTGTTTAATTGTTCCATACGATCTTTGAATATATCTTGACTTATAATTAATTTTCCCATCATTAAAAACATTTTTATCGCTAGAGGCTATGTCTACAATATTAGTTAATTTAATATTCTTATTTTTATTTCTTATTTCATTATCTTTAATAAAATCGTTTGATCCATAAAAAGTAAATTGTATATCTCTTTCAGAGTCTGAGGGAAGCATATAATTTTTACTCATCATAACAAAATTATTATATTCATCAAAAAACATTGCCGTTTGTGTAGATACTGCTAAATCATTTAAAACTTCGGCTACAGTTTTGTCTGGACCAATATAAAAAAATGGAATTATTAATTCTTTTTCTCCAGAAATTCTTTTAAAGGTATAGTTAGAAAATCCTACAGAGTCTAAAAGAAGTGATACAGCATAACTTAGTGAGACATTAGTAACAAGTATTTGTGGTGCAAGAATTGATTCAAAATAAAAGTATAAATCTCTTAACTCTAAAGTTACCTTTCTATCGTTTGGATTATATTTTGGAAATGCATCACAATATAATGTTTTTATTGGAACCATATAGTCATATCCATTAACATCAACTATGATGTCATAAAATTTTAATTGTATATTATTAGACAAATATTTATATATAATGCTTCCAGTATTATTCTCATTAAAAGCATCATCATAGTCAAATATAGATAATGATCCTACAGATGCCAACAATTGACCTACTGGCATTCCACTGTTGCCTAAATCAGATGCTGATTTTTTAACTGAAAAGCCAGTTACCTTATCAGAAATATCTGCTACTAGTCTTGGAGACATTTCTATTAAATCAAATGTAGAGTTAACTTTATTCATTGTATCAAGTACAACCCTTATGCCTTTTATATTTTCAAATTCTCTATATACTTGTCTATTGTCTGTATTTGATTTAAAAGATATGGGATTTGTTAAGTCAGTTACAAAGTTAGTTAATCTAGTTACAGTTTCTTCTTCTAAGTACCAGCCATAAGTGGGGGTAAATGTTTCCCATGCACCATTAAACCAAATGTGGTACAGTCCCAAATCGTCATCATTATTTTTAACTAAATAAGCATATCCGTTAATAGACTCTTTAGGTAAGAATGATTCGTTATAATATTCTTCTGCACGAATAAATACTTCTTTGTATTTTTGCGGCACCTTCAACCCATATGCTAACTCTACGTATCCGTCATCTTTTATTATTGATGTACCGTCACTTCTTCTAGAGTTAGCATCAAACTTAATTGCATCAATCCATTCATTTTGTTTTAGATATTGAATTTTCCATTGAACTGGTGTTGTTTTATTATTGTCTCCATACAGTGGGTCAGGGAAAGATCCAGCCTTTCCTGAAAAAGGACCTAAGTCTACTGACCCAACATTTGTTTGCATTTTAATTACTATTCTATTTGCTGGTACAGGATCTGAATAAACAACAAATGGACAAGCATCATCTATAAAGTATTGACCGCCTATTTGCTTATTTGCTATGCCAAAAACTGAACCTGATTCAGTTCTGTATGAAGTCCAATATTTAAAGTTATCATTTTTATCTGCCATATAATATCTAGGTCTATTGGACATGTTTAAATTTGAATGATGTAATCTTTTCCCTGGAATATAAGAGGCTTTATTTATACCAGATCTTGGCCTAAACTTTTTAAAACAATCTTCTAACGAATACAACATTTTATTTTTTGTGTTTTGTGCCAATAAAAACCATGGTTGTTCGTTGTCCTCTGGATCAATTCCTCCATCAATTTTTATATCGGCATCTGTTGCACCTGTATAAAAATTTCCTATATCATTTACATCAAATGTATTTGGAATAAGTTTATATTTTTCAGAATTAGAAAGTGTTGGTCTATATCTATAGTTACCAATTCTAAAAATATTATTAGCAATATTCATATTCCATTCTAGAATAATTGCAGATTGTGTTTTAACTGTACTTGAC